TTTATTTCTACAACGGCAGCATTGAACTAATTCTTCATCATGATTCATTAGAATTCCCCTCCAACACTACAGGTTCAAATTCAAAATCGTCTCCACTTATATAATCATCAAAATTTAGTTGGGTAATTTCAAAACAATTAGAATCCCAGCCTTCTTCCTGAAAAATAGTATTTATTCCCCATTTATAAGGAGGATAGCCAACACTAGTTTTCCCTTCATAACATGAATAAAAAACAATCTTTCCTATCATTTTCAGCATTACTGCTACGATATCCCCATCGTTTTCTTTAAGCCTATCTTTGTGACCAGCCCAGAACTGATTGTGTTCATGCAGCATTTCATCTGTGCACTTAACTACAATAGTGAAATCTAATTCCCGCTCATGGCTGGATCTGTCATATTTGACTTTGAAAGTACGTGGCTCACACTGTAAGTAAGCTGGAATTTCCGCTTGAACAGTTTCTACGTTAGAATCGTTTTGCATAATTGCTCTCTCATGTGATTGTGTGACACATACAGAAGTTGCCGCTTTTGTATGTGTGCTTAAAAAATTAGTTTTTGATGCGGTGGCCAGCTGTTATTTCTTCCTGAGTTGCTAGGCGTAAATCACTAGATAGCGCCAAGCCTTCACCACCTGATTAATTCCACCATGTGATTTATGCGTTCCACGCGTAATTGTCATTACCTGGTTATTTGGGATGTAATCAGCTTCATAAACCACTTTGTCTTTTGCTTTAAATTTCATAGTTCTATCCTTTTGAATATCAACCAGCTTTAAAAAGTAAGCTTTGTAATTTGATGACCTTATTTTTTAGTTCATCGTATTTTTCCCAATTCAAGTTTGCGCGTATCACTCGAAGTACTTCTTTTGCCTCCTTTCTTGCGGATCTCGTTTCGTTATATTCCAATGAACAAATACAGGCTTGAACTTGGTTAATAGCTTCATCAATATTGCGCTGGTCATCTTTAAGTTGATGGGTAATGTCATGGCCAGGATCCCAAGTACAAAGGTATTGAGTTTTGAAATCTTCTGGACCAATTTCCTTATCAATAAAAGGCAGTTCATTAGGGTCTAGTTCAGCCCAAACATTTGTATTCATGCTTGTGGTGCTCCATAGTTAGGGTTAGAAAAAATCCAACATTTCACTGTTCTGCGTCGGTCTGACATTTCATTGTCAGCAGTCAGATTTTTTGCAGCATCTGTTGGAAAACGGCTTGAGCTAACAGCTCGGTTAGATTCGATAAACTTGAATTTTTGTGATGATTTCAGCAGGTTTTTCATCAACGTAATTTCAGGAAGTTTCTGGTACTGCTGGGCAGCGACTTTGTAGACTTCATTTAAATTGATGGCGATAGTCTGAGCATCGTTATCATGATGGTTAAGACTGAATGGAGCTGATCTACCACTTTGTAGGTATTCAAATGCTTCCCAGAACTGTTCAACCTCCTGACAGTCACCGTTGAGTTGATCTACACGTTGTTGAGCCATTTCCATTAGCATTTCTTGCGCCGGAGCCACTTCTTCATAGTCCAGATAACCATTCAGTACGTGTTCAGCTATAGCCTCAATCATTGCAGCAATTTGTGCATGACATAGAGCAATACGTGTATGCGTAATACCCATACTGTGATACTGGTCTTCAAGGCTTTTTAGACGTTCCTGATATGTAGTAAGGATCTCATTTTCTTTACGTAGGCAATGAGTCATGTACGTACATGCTTCTTCAAGTTCTATACGGTCCAGAGCATCCACAATACGTTTGGTTTCTAAAGATTGTCCTTTACGGTCGAATGAAAGGTGCAATGTACGTGTCAAAATTGCTTCAGAAGCCGCAATTGCGCTGTTTTGGGAAATCATGATGGCACCGCGGAAAGGTGGTTCATACGTTTCATTACCAGCAGTTTTTAGACCCTTCGAACGAATTGCTCGACCGTTAAAAGCATCTTTGAGTTCGTCCCAACTAAACTTTGCTTGTTTGACGCTATTGCCTTGTGCATCGTTACGGTCACCTTCAATCAACACAACTGGAAGATTGGAGATTTGGGCAAAGTTACGGTAAATCGCCACGTTTGTTGATTTATTTGCATCAAAGCCTTCGTATTCTTTACGACCGCTTAATTTCCATAAGAACTCAATCAAACGTGATTTACCGGCACCAGCTTGGCCAATAATTTCAATGAAAGGGTAAGAGCTATGTATAGAGCGAATTTGTTCGGCAAAATATGTACCAGTCCACCACGCCAGGGCAATTAATCCCTTACTGCCACGTACCCGGTAAAAGTCCTTCCACCAAAAGGGTTTAAATTCTTTTTTCGGGTTTAATGTAATGACAGGGGACTTCGCCAAGCTCTTGAGTTCAAGACGTTTAATTTTGAAGTAATCATGTTCATTAATGGGGATAACTTGGCCTTTATGCACAGCATGTTTTGGGAAGATGTAAGTTTCATATTCACTTGAATAGCCTATGTAATCGGTAGTTTTAACTTCCTTTAAACGTTCCGTTTTACGCTTCATAAAAAATTCAAGCTGTTGATCAGTACCGGTCCACATTGCACCAGCCATGACTTCCATAGTTGCATCTTTGAATTTGCTACGGCTGCCGATTTGGCTTGGGGTAAATTGAGTTTTCTTTTCTGCCCATTGGCTTTGCACGTTGAAGTAATACCAAGCTTCGCCTGTAACCTCATTGCGTTCAAAATAAAGGGGATCAATTTGAGCATTGCAGATCTCAGTGACAGCGGCACAGTCACGTAAAGCTTGCTCACGCTTCTGTTGATCAAGTAGCGCATCAAAACTTGGATCTTCTTCAATCTGATTCATACGTTTAGCGTATTTGTCGTAATCTAAATTGAACCAATACAAACGAAAATTGTGATTAAAGAAAAAGGTTTTGGTTCTTCCTTCTTTGAAGTTGTAGATCAATAAGCCAGCTTGTTCAGCTGTTTCTGCAATGAGTAATTCACCATAATGTCGATACTTGGCACGTTCTTCACTATGTAGTAAGTCGTGCATAAACAGGTCATTCCAATCAAGGTTTTTACCTTTGACTTGGTGAGGTGGCAGAGCAGCTGAAGAAGCCCATTTTTCCTGAAGCGCACGGAGGTGGAATTTTCTAATTGCATCTTTACCAGCTTTGTCATTGTCGAATGCCCAGATCAAACGTGGCTTGTCTTTCTTCAGTTCATGGCAGCGGTCTGCAATCTGTTTAAGTAAAACAGTTGGATAATTACCAGTAGACATGGTGGCAATAGCTGGTTGGCCAGATTGGATTAATGCAATGGCATTAAAAATACCTTCAGTAATCCAAAATGAAGGAGCGTTGCAAAGACTATCTAGATCAGCTGTAGACCAAGACAATCCCTCATATTTGCCGATGAAGTTTGCTTTTTGACGTCCAAAACGTTCAGGACGGTCAATAAAACGTTCCCAATAAATTCCCTCAGCTAATTTGAAACGAACAGTACCGGTATAAAGACCAGGATATTTTTGTTCATTGCTAAACGTATCTTGAGTATATAAACCTTTTAAAGGGGTAATGTCCAAGCCACGGCCATGACGTAAATATGCATCAGCAGCTGCATGTGGATTTACTTCAGTTTTAGGAAATTCTTTAGACCAATCTTTGAATAAGTCTTCGCAAATATCTTTTACATGTTCTTCATAACCACAATTATTTAAACGGCTGCATTTCACCACACGAGGTTTGATCGCATGGGTATAGCATTCTTTCTTGCTGCACTGTGGGCAGATGCCTTGTCTGTACCATTCTCCAACTCTTTTGAATTTGAAGATCTGGTTAAGACGGTCATCTATGCGTCTTGATATATCTGACATTTAACACCACACGATTGAAAATTGATAACTGTTTGAGATTGTGAAAATTTTGTTTGTCTTTGTAGCTTTTCATGCATACAAAATTGACTTTGATTACAATCGCTCATCCGTTTCTGACTGGGCCAATTCTGGGCAGTGTTTGAGCATAAATTCACGGATATAAACAGCTGGTTGTTTGTCGTTGTCAAAAGCAACTTTACGAAGGATTTTTAGCTGGTCAGCGGTCCAACGAACCATAGTTCCTTCCGTGTGGCGTTGTTTAGTTTGATCATTTGACTTGTTCATGCGAAAATCACCATAAATCGTTACTTAGTAACTCAGTAATCATAATTTAGTACTATTTATGGTGATTATCAAGTGCTTTTTTAGGGAAAAGTATGAAAAATGATGATTTGTCGACACGTGGTAGTCGACTTCGTGAAGAGCGGAAACGCTTAGGGTTAATTAATCAGGAAGATCTTGCTGATATTCTGAACGTTAAAAAGAACTCAGTTGTACGTTATGAAAAGCACAATGCAGCCTTAGATACTGACCAATTGGATCTGCTCGAGGACCACGGATTTAATATTCCTTATATTCTTTGGGGTAGGGTTGAATTGAATAGTAGTGACCTGGAAGAGACAGAATCAAAGCTCATTCAACTGTATCGTCAAACACGTGAAGAAATGCGCCCTGGTTTAGTTTCTATAATTGAAACTTATGCCAATCAGTTTAAATAATAAATATAAGAAAATTAAAACCCGGCCTTAGCCGGGTTTTTTAATCATTTGGTGTGTACTGCGCGGTTTATATGGACCACTTGGTGATGAATCATATTGATGATTGCCGAAAATTCTTTTTCTTTTAAGGTGTCATCCACTTTCATTTTTGTCATTGCAAGTAGAAAGTTTTCAAGATTATCTAATGGATATTCGATTTCTTCCAGGATATCTTCAGCCGTCATTTTTTTGTGGCTATTTATTTCGAGTGTTGAGTGCATTTCTCCCCCTGTCTATTGATAACAAGCGTATTTTGTTAGATTTTTTTCCAAATGGGTAGGGTTGTGCGACAGGATATGACGCATAACCGATTATTAACTTCTATACCTTGGTCGAATGCTTTTGTTTAATTCGATTAATAAATCGGGCTTTTAGGGGAAATAATATCGTTAACACTAATGTTGGGAACATTTGGTGTCGATTTTTACTTTTACTGAGAATATTGGCCATTCGATAAACATATTTCAAATGTGCAGATAATTGTGCTTCAGCTTGGAAGTTGTTTAGCTCAATATAGCCTTTCTTGATCAGAATGGTTAAATATAGTTTTTCAATAATATTTTTCATGCTCACACTCCCCAGAACAGTAATGAGAAAGTGAAGCCAGCAGCACTGGCAAATATGGCAGTGTCGAAAAGATTCTTCAGTAGCTTTTTACGTTTGAATTGACGTTGGCGTTGGTGGTAAGCATCCAAGTCATAAATAGGAGTGTGTTCTTTAGCTGAATTTTGAGTGTACGAATGCGTAGCAGTAAATGATTTCATTTTGCTGGTTCCTGTTTGTCAAGTTTTAAACCTGACACCATTACTTCTCACGGTAATGGTGACAGACTGAATAGGGGTGAGAAACCATCCAAACAGGAAATGGCAAAATCACTTATGTGATAATCCCTATCCAGCCTGCCATAAAAGGCACAGCCGAATTTTACACAAAAAAATAGCCCATAGCGGACTTTTTGCGCCTGTTTGTTAATTCAGGTTCTCACGCCTGACCATAGATTTTGCTATGGTGAAAATAAGGGTAACTTAGTTACTATTAATGCGTCAAGATTTTATAAGATATAAAAAAAGCCCCCAAGGGCTTTTTTATTTAATACATAATTTTGAACCATCTTCTATTAGTGGTGCTATATTCATCTTAAATTTAACACCTAAATTATCAGCTTCTTTTGTTATATCAAAAATAGTTCGATAGTCATTTTGAGCACTGCCATTCACGCCATATTTGTTTCCTTCAGGATCTGTAAATACTATTCGTGAAGGAGGCTCACACGTTAGAGTTCCTTTATTAACAACTAATGGCCACTTGTCTTTATATTGATCCGCTGACACTTCTTGCTTCTTTAGTTCAGGTTCACTAGTGCATGCTGTTAAAAAAGTTAAGGTTAATAAAGAGATGATTTTTTTCATGATTTGTAATTAACTTTGTGATGTGAGTATTAACTATCATAAGATGTAAATAATAAGAATGAAATAAAAAGAGGGCGGTATGTGTGCGAACTATGAACCCATTTCAAAAGACCGTGTTCACCTTTTAGATTTGTTTGAGCCTACTTTTGAATATAGCAATGACATTTATCCAGGTGCAGATTGCCCGCTTTTATTCTCAAATGAAGGTAATGTTGAGTGGCGACAAGTAAAGTTTGGTCTAGTCCCAACTTGGGCTAAAGACTTAAAAATTTGCCGTAAAACTTATAATGCCCGGACAGAAACAGTTCATGAAAAACCTAGCTTCCGTCATGCCTGGA